CGCCAAGAATCACAACTGCCCGAAGGGATCGCATCATGAAGGGACTAATTGTTTACGAAGGCCCGAGCCGCATCAATGGCGAACCAATCGCCGTCATCCTGACCGGCATCAAAGCTAAAAGCAAAAATTCCAAGACCGGCCACTTGGTGCAGTCCTACATTATCCGGACGGATATCGACCCGGTGACGGCCGCGAAGCTTGGCAAAGACTCAGCTATTTGCGGCCAATGCGAGCACCGCCCCAAGCTGGCCAAGAAAACCGGAAAGCCGCCGTGTTATGTGAACCTTGGACACGGCCCGCTTGCCGTGTTCAACGCATACATCAGGGGCACATACACGCGCGTGACACCGGACGAAGCCGCCGCGATTATTGCCGGGTTAAAACTCAGACTCGGCACCTACGGCGATCCAGCCGCCGCCCGCGTGGGATTGTGGGAAACGCTCACCCAATACACCGCCGGACACACCGGGTATAGCCACCAATGGAAGCGCCGGGGCTTTGATTTTGACCGCTGGAAACGCCTTGTCATGGCATCCGCCGATAACCTAGACGATGCCGCGCTGGCCAACCTGCACGGCTTGCGGGTTTTCCGGGTAACGCACCAGGCCGACCGCCAGGCTGCCGAGGTGACATGCCCCGCATCAGCCGAAGCCGGGAAGCGCGCCAAATGCGCCGATTGCATGCTATGCGGAGGGACTAGCAAGGCCGCGCGCGATATCGTGATTCAAGACCACGGCCCCGGCCATCAGCGCCGATTTATCCCCATCACCACCGCATAAGGTAAACCCATGACACCCGAACAAATCCGCGACTACTACGACCGACACCCGAACATCACGCTAGCCGAATTGTCCCGGGCGACCGGGCTCACAATCCCCCAACTAAAAAGGATATTAATGCCATGAAACACGCCCGAACAATCGACCACGCCGAAGAACTCGTCCGGGATATCGACCCGGAACTAGACCCGGAAACGGCCGCCAGCGTGGGCCGTTACATGATCAACGCCCAGCGCCGCTATCGCTCGCACTACTGGCGCGCCGGTGGCCGCGAGTACTACCGCAACAAAGCCGGCCGCTGTGAGGATGCACCCTGCTGCGGGTGCTGCAACGCATAAGGGGAAAACTGTGAAGCACACCGAACACGAATACATCAAAGCCGGGTATCAGTACGAGCGCGGGCGCATTGTGGCCCAAACCCTCCGGGCCATGATCGAATCGGAACACCGGGACGACCGAGCCGAAGCCCGCCGACTCATAGAGCAAGGCCGAGCCGAGGCCAGACTGTCCCGCAAGTGACAACCCCGGGCCCGATCCGGGCCCACAATTCAACCCTCAACTGATGGAGCCAGCCAATGAAACTCTACACAATCACCCTCGAGGCGCGCACGATCAAGACGATCACACTCGCCGCAGACTCGATAGCGGAGGCGACACTCGCCGCGCAAGATATCTACCACGAACTGCCCCACGATATCGGCACGCACGCCATGTCGGTAGTGGAGGCGAAAGCAATAGCGGAGGCATAAATCATGGGTTACTTTTCAAAGTGTTGCGCAAAGACCAACCTGCCTATCGTAGTGGCCGAGAAGGGAATCCCCCGACTCAATTTTGTAGTGGCACTCACCCCCGATGGCGAGGTGGTGGAGGGCTCATATGATGGCTATGGGCGCGTGAATGGCATCAACCTAGTGGAGGGGCCGCGCGGCGGCTATCGTTGGCCCAAAGTGAAGATGGTGCTCAAGGAACACTACAACGGCGAGACATACGAGGAACTGCCAAAGTCCCACGAAGAGATGGCTCAGGGCTATTTCATGGCTCCGGCTTTCTTGCACTTCTGCATCTTGCAGGGCCCATTTAAGAACCGCGCTGGCTATGTGCGCGCGTTCAAGAAGTACGCGAACTGGTGAGGGCGACATGATCCCCGACACCCCGGGCCAATGGCCCTGGCCCTGGCCCATCTGCAATGGTGAACCATCAGAACCACCGCCGCCCCCCAGGCCGCTGACCTACCCCGATGATGTAGCGGAGGCGCCACTTTAGTGTTGCCGCCAATGCTAACCATTGACCAGGGCAAGCTGGTTCAATGACTTGACCAGCCCCTGCGAAAATTTGAACAGGCCCATCCTCTGGTGCGTGTCGTTCGCATCCTCTCCCACCACATCGCTTAACCAGTACGGCCAGCCAATCTCCCGGGCCGTGCGCTCCCCGGTAGCGGAGGCGTCATTGTCCGCAACGATAAGGCCGCGATCCTGAATTGTGGAGGCGATCTTCTTCATGTTTCCAGCCGAGAAACAAACGTGCAAGGTATAGCGCCGCTTCATGGACTTGAGTGCTGCCCGAATCGACAACGCAGTAGCGTACCCCTCACACAGAATGTGGGGGCCTTTGTTGTCAAAACAAAACTCTGCGCCCGCTGTTCGCTGACCAAATAGAAATTTCTTCCCGCCGTCAGGGTCAATGATCTGACACCCGACCAGCCGGCCATCCACCCTCATCGGGATGACAATGAAGTGCTTGCCCTCGTACACCCAGATGTTGGACTCCTCGTCCGGGAACCCCTTGCGTTTGAGATAGTCGTGCTTGCCTATGGCACATTGCTTCAGGATGAAGGCCGCTTTGTCTGCCGCTTCCTTCTGCATGCGGAGGCGATCCTGTTCCGCTTTGGTAGCCAGCGCTTGGTAGTCCCGCTTGGCGCCCTCTGTCGCACCCTCGTCGCGCCACACAGAAACCTCGGTGTCGGTTGCATGGTTCTGTACAAACCCATGATCGCCCATCCACTTGACCGCGCCGTTGCGATGACGCGGCTTGTCGTTGGTGGGGTATCGCCGCCAGTGTCCGATTGGTGGAGGCGAGTCGATGATGATGCCGTGTGCATGGCAGAAACTTAGAAAGTCCATGATTCTTGCGGCTTGTTGATTGAGTTGAGTGCGCTCTCGAGAATGTGCTTGCCGACCAAAGGGTTGACGCAATTCCTCAAAACCTGGCGCTTGTTTTTAATCTTGCTCGAGGCAACGATATCCGATCCAGCAAAGTCCGATATCTTGTTCTTGTGCCTGATATCAGACTTCTCAAACTCTTTGGGTGGCACAAAGAAATTGGCCCAGAAATAGTGGCGTTGCATCTCAAAAGAGGGGCGAATGAGCGGCTCGTAGTATGGCTTCACGTTCTCAATTACCCACTTGCCCTTGGCGTAGTGCTGCAGGAAAACAATCTGAGAGTACAGCGTCATATCAGGCATGATGGGATCGAACCCTTTGCCAATCACTCCAACGTTGTGACGATACTGCCCATGGCTGGGGCACGGGGGGCTTGCCCAGATCAGGTCATAGCTGGCAAAGTTCTTTTCCAGAAATCCAACCGCATCACCACAAACAACCGTGTCGCCCGGGTACAACTTCTGGTAGACCTCGGCAATCAACGGATCAAACTCAACCGCCGTGATCTCGTGGCCATCCCAGTGAACACGATTGCCGCCGATGCCGGCATAGAGATTAAGTATTTTCATCAACGTCCCCTCTTGATCTTGCGAATGTACGCTCTGATTTTCTTTTGAATGAAGTCTTGCAGCTCAACGCTTGGCGGTGCTGGCGCATCGCTCAGGTTGCGTGGCCACACGCCGAACTTGTCTTTGAATGTGTGGGCAGCTCGACCCGGTGACCATCCCTCGTGGAGCACATACCACTGCAGCATCGACCACCACAACTGTTTGTTCTCCCGGCTCATGGTCTGCAACTCAGACATCTCACCCGGCACGCTTTCGACCATGCTCTTTTTCTCACGCACATAACCGCAGTGCGAGCAGGTATCGGTGAACCGCGGCATGTACGCCTCACACCGCGGGCACTTGGATTCTTTCTTTTCCTTCTCGGTCGGCTCTTTCTTGGGCTTCTCTTTGCCCTCGTCCAACTCGCTCACGCCGTTCTCGTACACGTCTTCCCACTCTTCTCGGAACCGCAGATAGTTACCGCTATGGTCCAGCCACAAGGCAAACTCTTTGGATTGTGGATCAGCCATGTTGGCGCGCATCACACGACCCATCTGCTGGATATGGGAGGACAACGACTTGCTGAATGGCCGGGCACTGACGCCGATCATTACGTCAGGCACGTCAAACCCTTTGGTCAGAATGTCCGTGGCAATCAGTCCGTGCAGCTCAGTGTCGGGCTTTGAGAAATCCTCGATGACTTCCTTCTTAAACTCGTCATCATCCCGGTAGCTGATGCTGACAAAGTTATAGCCCGCCTCTGCGAACTTGCGCGACAGGTCGGCGCCGTGTTCAACGCCAGCACAGAACACAATGGTCTTGCGGGGGCGGCCGAACACTTCGTGCGTCATCTTGATCCACTCAGCGACTACGTCCCCGGTGATCTGCCGGCCGCGCTTACTGGCCTCTGCCTGCGACCACTCGCCGGCCACCTTCTTTGCGCCGTCCATGTTGATCTCTTTGGCAATGAACACGCGCAACGGGACCAACATCTTTTGCTCTACCAATTGCTTGGTGGTAATGCAAGAAACAACGTTGTCATATACCTTGCCCAGCCCCTTTGTAAATGGCGTAGCAGTTAACCCAATTACTTTGATATCAGGATTGTTTTTTATGAACTCAATTGTTTGTTCGCGCGTTTGATGGCATTCATCAATGATGAGCAGGGACAGATCAGGGAATGAGCCGCGCTTCTCGAGTGTCTGAGCAGAGCAAACCTGGATGTTCTCGTACGGACGATAACGCCAGTGCCCTGACTGCATGACGCCGTGATCGATGTCATATCTTTGCAGGCGTTGGCTTGTCTGATCGCACAAAACGATTCGATCAAGCAACATGGCAGCTTTGTTGCCCTTGATCTTTGTTGCCTCGAGCAAAGCGATGGCCATTTCAGTTTTGCCAGAACCAGTTGGACTGACAAGAACTTGCGCCTTTTTACCGCGCATGAACCCTTCACGCAATTTTTGCAGGGTATTCTGCTGATAGTCTCTCAGTTGTAGACTTGACATATAAACTCCACTGCCGGGACATGCCGCCCGGCGTCGGCTTTGCTTACGCTGCTTTCTTCAGCTGACGTTGGTAGGATGACACCTGCTTCTTCAGCTGAGCATTCTCTGACTGGAACTGATCGCGGCTCGTCTTCACCGCGGCCAACTCAATACGCAAGATGCGAACCTCTTCACGCAACTCTGCAATCGTTTCCTCTGCAAGCTTTGGATCTGGCGCGCTTTTGACTGCGAGCTGGTCCGTCAGCTTCTCGTTCTCACCAATCAGATACTTGATCGTCTCGGCCTGCTCATTGTCATAGGAATCGTCCTGCTTGGGTGTCTCCTTCAGGACAGGTGCGGGGGGATTGACCTGCGGTTCCTTCTTCGGCTCGCGCACACGCTCGCGCACCTCACCACTGCTGTCTTTGAACTTCACCTTCTCGGGCGCAGCACCACGCAGCTTGGCAACAAACGGGTGAGACACATGACAGGCGCGGGCAATCTCACGATCACTCCACTGGCCCCACTCAAAGTCGTCCAGCATCTCGAGAACAACACGGCGCTTGTCTTCGTTGGTCATCTGCATGCCGTGCATGCCGTTGGCCCCGAACGAATACAGGATTGCGTCACGCACAGTGCCATTGCGGATGTTGGCCAGGATGCTGGCGCGCTTGTTCTTGCGCGTTGCATGGTAACGGTGGAAACCGTCAGCCAGCCAGTACTCTTTGCCATCAAAGAACACAACGACAGGCGGGAACTCTGCTCCGTCTGCCATGGACGCAGCATAGTCGTCCACCATGTCCTGCAGGATGCGGCTCCTTGATTGCGTGCCACCGTCAATGCGAATGGCCGATATGTTCAATGGTTTCGTTGCGTCAAACATTTACTTCTCCTGTTGCTTTTGCGATGGCGGCTTCAGCCTTGTCACATGGAAATCCGGCTTCATGAGCAAGGTCTACCAATCCCTTCAATGCCTCCAGCAGATCTGGCGCGGCAGCAATTAGTCTCGCGTCTGCCTCCATGCGCTCAAGGGCCTCCGGCTTAATTGCTTTGCATCTCTCTTGACCATAATTTGCGCCATCAAGATGCACCGGACCGTTGCCCCTCGGGCCAATTGAAATGCCGCCAGTCATGCAGTCATAGCCACATGAATCATCGTATTCACCGGAGATCCACGGTCCCGGCGTGTGCTTACTCATCACTTCCCCTTGTTGTTGGATAGAAACCCAAGGGCAAAGTAGCGCCACTTGGTCTGGATGTTCACGGTGTTGTACTTCTTGCCATCCCAAGCAAAGTCCAACCCCTTGACCGCCAGAATCTCTTCAAACTTCTTGTGCGCCTCTTTCAGGATCGCAGTTTTTTTCTGTGTCATTCGACTTCTCCGTTAATACCATTCTCATTTCTGTGCACCGAGTACACCGGTAGATGACGCACCCCGGTAGTGGGGGCGACATCTCTTCCCATCTGTGCGAGCAGTGCGGCGGGGTCTCTACACTAAATGCCAGCATAGATATCCCCATCCCAAGGCCGCCACCAGCAGCCATGGCCACGGCCGAACCCTGCGCTTGTAGTGCTCGATCGCATACGGCTCATGACTTGGAAATGCCTCCATCAAAGTGCGGGGATAGGTGCGCACAGTGTCGTTCAACTTGCTCATATCTTCCTCCTCTTGGTTTAATACTTTGATACTCATTTTGTCACACCAATGGTAACGTTACCATCGGTCAGTCAGTGCACATATCTGCACTTCATTGTACATTCCGCAGGCGGTCTGTCAATACGCTCATGACCTCTCTCTCGTGGACAGGTAAGCTTCCTTGGCTTTCAGGTACGGGCCGAGGATCTTCGCCCTGGCTGGCCGGTCCTGCTTGTACTCCTGCCAAGATATGAACGGGTTCTTGGCCGACTCCCACTTGGAATTCCACAAAACCTCGTGGGCTTGCAGCATTGCCAACCAGTACCGATACTCCGCCTCTGCCTTTTCCCTGATCTCTTTCTTGGTCGGCTTCTTGGGCTCGCCCTTGGGCCGCACCGTCCATTGAGAAATGTCTTTCAAGGCTCATTTCCTTTCTGTTTTTGTACGTGCTCCAGCACCAATTGAATCTTGACCAATTCCAACACGCCAAGCGCAGTCGGAACGAACAGCGTGCCTTCGTAATTGTTGATGACTTTCAATATCTCGCCCATCAATCCGTTTGCCACGGCGCCCTGAGAAATATCTTTCATCGCTTCATCCCCCTGATGTAGATGGCAAAGCTGTCCGTCGTGGACGGGCCGAATGCGCCCTTGAACTTCTCGATAGCCTTGGCTACCTCCTCGATGGTATCGTTCCTGACCTTGGTCGTGTATGGATCTACGTCCACCTTGTCTGCTATCTGCCGCTTGCGCCAGCCCTGCGCTTTCTCGATGGCCTCGAATGCGTCATCCTCTTCCGTGCTCATGATCACCCCCTAAAGAAAAGCTTTACCCGGCACAGCCAGCACCGCCGCCCCTTCATGGCATTGATCCTCTTCTCCAGCTGTTGAGCATGGGCTTGGGACTCCTCAAAGTTGCCCTGCGCCACAACCAAAGCCCTCTTCAGATCTTCAATTTTGGCCTTGGCCTTGTCCTCTGTCCACTTCTCTGCCGGTATGAACGTCTCGTACAACTGCTTGATCTTCAGGCCCTGAGAGTAATTGCACTGGGTTGCCCCGCTCATCAGGCGGGAAATGGCAGCTTGAGAAACGCCGACCTTTTGCCCAATCTGCTCTTGGCTGAGGCCACGGCGCCGAATCTCTTTCAACATCAATTGAATCGTTACCACTTGCCACCCCTTACATTGAATTTCCACGCTTGGCGCACGGCCAGACAGCCCTGAGCACCTTGTTAACAACGGTATCCCCGGTCAGACTGCGGTCCAAAGGAACATTCTCAAGATAGTTCTTGATCATGTCGTTGATCTGTCCCGCGGTAACGTTGGCCGGGCCGCAATGGATCACGTTGCGACCCATGTCATACACGCCGACGATATACCCCATGCCGTGCATCTTGTCGTAGATATCCCCGGTGAGGTCAGAGTACAGCCTGTTGCCGTCCTTGAACTCTGCGTGCGCCGTGCCTGCCAGCAACAGCGCCAAGATTAGGGCGCGCCTCACGCCCGCTTCTCCATCGGGGCATCTGCCACCCGCACGGACGCCTCGAGCTTGTAGATCAGGTCCGCCGTCACCGAATCCAGCAGGTTGAGCTTCTGGTTCCACCGGGCAATGGTGAGACGGATGTCGTGCATCAGCTCCTCCCGCAGGGCCGCGTCGTCCATGACCTTGGTCGTCATGCGGTAACCGCCGCCAGCTTCTCTGTCTGACTGAAGGCTAACAAACGCACGAATCGTGGTCGGCTCTGACTCCACAATGGTGATCTTGCACCGCTGGATCAGGACCCGCGCCTGGTAGCGACGGTGCGCCTCCGCGGCAACGCTGTTGTCCCACTCAAAGTGGCCGTGCAACGGACTGCTCTCGTCCTTTGCCTCGTCCAACACTGCGTCCACCTGAAGGATGCCACCGTTCTTCTTGGCGATATCCATCAACACTGACTTTTCAATATCCAAACTCATTTCATTCTCCTGTTAAAAATGCCTGCCTTGCCCGACCCATCCAAACCTTGC